AAATAATGCAAGACGCCAGTCAATTGATAGAAACTTGGCAATTTTTCAAAGAATATATCGATAAAAAACAGATCGATATTGTTGCTGAAAAATATGTGGAAATGTGCGCCGACTATGGCGTGGATGATGAGACTTTCAAAGAATCCATGGGCAATGATCAGGATTTAGACAGAGCCATCATGTACTATTTGGACATAGAAGAAGACGAGGATAACTAATGTCTGGATGGTATCAAAAGATATCCAAAGACATCAGCACTATTCCTGAAGCTTTGGAATATTTCGAAAATCAATTACAAGAAGCCAAACTAGAAATCAAAATCAGAGGCAATGTGGAAAAACAAGCAGCCGAAATGCCTGGCATTGTGGAACACAGATTCAATCAATTGCAAGAACTGGAAGCAGTGTTGGAGTATCTCAACATTGAATTGCGTAGATTACGCAGTTCTTATTTTAAAAAATATTTTGAAAATTACAACAGAGCACTCACCAGCAGAGAGGTGGAAAAGTATGTGGATGGTGAAGCAGATGTAGTAGACTATGAAAAGATCATCAATGATTTTGCTCTGATGCGTAACAAATGGTTAGGCATCTGTAAAGGATTAGACCAAAAACAATGGCAGATGACCAACATAGTTAAACTGCGTGTGGCTGGTATGGAAGACGCCTCTATATAATTAAAATTATGAAGACTTATGCTTGTATTACTTCAATGAATCAGAAGTATTACAGTCATTGTGGCAAAGCCTGTATAGATACATTCTGTGCTTATTGGCCCAGTGATATCAATCTTCATGTGTACAATGAAAACCTAAGAAAACCAAGCAAAAAAAAACAAGCACAATATATCAATTGGTCAGAATTGGGTGTAGAATATCAAAATTTTATTGACAAAAATAAAGACAAAGATCCTTTGATTAATACTTTTGCAAAGAAAGCATTCTCCATAATTCATGCCATGGAAAATATCGAGTGCGATAGATTGATTTGGATTGACGCTGATGTCGTATCCATTTCTAATATGCATCCAATGTTGTTGAATTTGTTGAGTCCTGATGATGTATTGAGCACGCATTATGGAGTTTTTCATGATTGGGGCACAGAAAACCAACCAGATCGTAAAAGTTTTAGTTGTGAAACAGGATTTTTTATACTGAATAAAAAACATGAAAAGTTCGATGAATTTGTAAAAAATTATAAAGACTACTATCTAAAAAATTCTGGTCATACTCTTAGAAGATTTTATGATGGCGAAGTTTATGGAGCAGTGGTAAAAAAACTATCCGAAGAAGGAGTTAAGATGTTGGAACTCAATGATGATTATTATTATAGAAGCCCTATGCCTAGAAGTATATTAGCTCCTTATATTGAACATATGAAAGCAAAAAATAAAGATCATTGGAATAATGAAAGTATTATGGCATCGCTGGGATTAATAAACGAAAACGAAAATGATAACGATAACGACAACAACGAAGAAATCCAATGAAATTTGTAGCATATCTTCAATGTATTCCAAACAATAATAAGAATATTGAAAAAAGTCAAATATTAGAAAAATTCAGTAGAGGTGTTGCCAAAATAGGTGATCAAGTAATATTACATCAAGGCAATAATCTTATTGATGCAGATGTGGCCATGAGTATAGGTTGGGTGCATGAAAATTCAAGAAACGTTGGTCATTTGAATTTAAGAAAACAAATAATACAACATCAATTAAATTCTAATAAAAAAGTTTTATTAGCAGACAGTAACTTATTTTTATACAAAGATACAAGCAATCCAAAACATTATTTGAGATACAGCTTTAATGGCGTTTTTCCCAACACAGGAATTTATTGTGATACTGAAATAGATTCTAATAGATGGATTAAAATTTCTCAAGATCTTAAAATATCATTGAAAGATTATAGACAGAATGGTGATCATATATTGTTATGCTTGCAAAGAAACGGTGGATGGTCCATGGGCAAATACGATGTGATTGATTGGACTGTGAGCACAATTAATACCATAAGACAATATTCTGATAGACCCATTGTGATTAGAGCTCACCCTGGAGACAAAGGATCCAAAGAATATCTTGACTCGAGAAATATTATTAAAAAATTAGGACACATGAATAATATAACACTGTCGCCAGCAGGAGCCACATTTATTGATGATTTAAAAAACTGTTGGGCTGTGATAAATTACAATTCAAGTCCCACAGTGGGAGCAGCCATAGAAGGATATCCAATATTTGTGACAGATTCCAGCAGAAGTCAATGTGCTGAAATTGCTAATTTAAATCTATTAGACATTGAAAATCCTAAATTTTTTGATAGACAAAAATGGATTGAAAGAATCAGTATGTTTCATTGGGATTTTGATGAAATTGAAAATGGTGAATGTTGGAATCACATGAGGAAGTACGTATGAAAATAGAAGTCATTACCAGTTTTAATAAAGCATATTATGATCTTATAGGAAAAGATTGTGTGGAAACATGGTTAAAATATTGGCCTGCAGATCTCACATTAACTTGTTATGTGGAAGAATTTTCTTTGCCCGAACATCCTAGAATAAAACAAATATCATTTGATAATTTACCCAAAGAATATTTTGAATTTCAAAATACAACAGAAAAACAAATTAAAAAATTTGGAAAAAAGGCATGGAGTTTTATTCATGCTATGGAAAATTCTTCAGCTGATAGAATCATATGGATAGATGCTGATGTGTTAACTATAAAAGAATTTCCAAAACCCTTATTATTAGAAACATTACCTAGCAACGTTCTTAGTACACACATGGGAGTTACATATGACACAACCAAAGAAGGAATACCTGGCAGATGGTTTGTGCCTGAAACAGGATTCTTTGCTGTGAACACTCAACACAATTTGTTTGAACAATTTAAAAAAGAATACAAACGTCATTATGTGGAAAAAGATTATAAAGATTTAAGAAGATTTTATGATAATGATGTATATGGATATGTTTTTGAAAAGTTAAAAGCACCAGGCAATGATTTGTGTAAAAATTTTGATAAAACTTATAAAACTCCATTGCCTAAGACAATATTAGGATCCTTTTTAACACATTACAAAGCCAAACATGCTAAAAAAGCATTTAGTTTGAAAAATTAATTCCAATATTTTTCTTTTCGACTTACAAGTAAATCTTTGTTTGAACTTTTTCCTTGGTCTTTTCTTTTACCTTTGAGATGATCTAGATAAGCACCCCAAGCAGTATTAATCAAAGGATGTCCTTCTCCTTTGATAATGCCTTGACACCAATCATTCCATATCCATTGAGGATTTATTTGTTTTATTTCTTTTCTTACTTCATCAAATACCCAACAATCATTAAATTCTTGAAATTGAAACAGTCTACCGGTATCGTATGCTTTTTGAAATTCTGTTAAAAATTGTTTAGTTGTAGTATCACGTAAATTCATTCCATACAATCCACATTCTGTAAATTTATTTGGTCTGCCAAGAAATCCTAATCCTACATTTGCGGGAGACATCATTTCAATAAACTCATGAGTGATTGGTGAATGGCACACAGTGTCAGCATCCATCCAAAATAAAATATCAGCATCACAGTTAAGACCTGTGTAACAAACAGAATAAACTTTGTGACTGAATCTAATAGCGTCCCAACGAAATCCTATGCCAGGTTGTTTGCCCTTATGATCTGCAGGTCCTGTGGCCAATTTACCCACAGCTTTTGGATCATTTTTCCAACGATCTTTGAATGCTACCAAAGCTGGTATGGTGCTGTGTAAATCTCTCACCATAACATTCACAGCTGATTCCTTCACTGTGCAATCTTCTGCATAAACATACAGCGTAATATCTGCGGGCCAATTTTGAATGAATGATTGGATCATTCTACTGCCGTACTTGTCATATCCAGATTTATTAAATGTGGTAACCACTGCTTTTTTTTGCATTATTTTTGCAATCGTTTGATATCAGCTGCCACCATCATGCTGACCAAGGTTTTAAAATCTGTCTTGCGTTGCCAGCCCAATATTTTTTCTGCTTTGGTGGCATCACCACACAGTCTATGTAGTTCTGCAGGTCTTTTGAATTTGGGATCACTTTCAACATATTGTTGCCAGTCTGTGATGCCCACGCTGTCAAATGCTAATTGTAGGAATTCTTTGATGCTGTGTTGCTCTCCAGTGGCTATTACATAGTCTCCTGGTTCTGGTTGTTGCAGCATCTGCCACATGGCTTCCACATAATCTCCAGCAAACCCCCAGTCTCTTTGTGATTCTAGATTGCCTAAAATGATTTTATTCTCCAGCCCTAATTTGATTCTAGCAACACCGTCTGTAATTTTTCTCGTGACAAATTCTATTCCTCTGATGGGAGATTCATGATTGAATAATATGCCTGTGGAAGCATGCAAACTATAACTTTCACGAAAATTTATAGTGATCCAATGTGCATACAGTTTGGCCACTCCGTAAGGTGATCTAGGATGGAATGGAGTATTTTCATCTTGTTTGATTGTGCCTATGCCATTGCCATACATTTCACTGGTGCTGGCTTGATAGAATTTGGTGCTTGGGCTGTGTTGTTTGATAGCATTTAATATGTTTAAAGGTCCCACAGCATTAACTTCTGTGGTAACTTTGTTAAGATCCCAACTGGCTCCAACAAAACTTTGAGCAGCAAGATTGTAAAACTCATTTGGTCGTAGAGTTTTTATCAAATGATTCATGCTGTTATCGTCAGTGATATCACCAGTGATCAATTCGATATCATTTTCAATGCCTAAGAATTTAATGTTTTCTAAATTGGGACTGGAATATCTTTTGACCAATCCAATCACATGATATCCTTTTTCCAATAATAGTTTTGCTAGATAAGGACCGTCCTGTCCAGTCATTCCTGTTACAAACGCAATTTTTTTCATAATAACTCCTAATTTATTTTAAGCATGTTGGATAGATATTTTTTCCAAACATTGTTATATTCACAATCCCTGTATTCTTTGAACCAAGGTCCGCCTTCCGTATAATGCAACACTTTTGGAGCACCGTCTTTGGGTTCTTTGTACCAACCCACCAACCAATTCCAACTGTGATCCACACTGCCAATCTCCTCATCTTTTAACCAACTGAATCTGTGTAGATACTGTCCTGTTTCTTTATTGACCATGTCAGGAGTAACTGCTCTGTTGGCAGGATGGGCACAATTCCACAGTATCATGGAACTCCAATTCTTTCTAGGATATGGCATCTGTTTTTGATTGTCCATCTTAACTCCTGGTGCAGGAGTGTAATCATGTTTGACCACCATCACTGCATAACGTTCATCTGCTTGAGCAAATAATTCAGCCACATCCACGGTCCACACAAAGTCACAGTCACAGAACACTGCCCAACCGGTGTAGTTGGTCATGTAGGGAATGAGAAATCTGCTGAATGTAAATTCGGTAGTGCTGAGTGGATCAATGGGGCGTGTGTACAGTCCTGCCTCACGCAATTCTTTCATTCTGAGTGGCAGCACTTCAGTTTTGGGTTGATGTTGTTTGATTGAATGCTCACACACTTGATATGTGATGTCCTCTCTGGTATCATAGCCCACAAATATCTTCATAAGAATAAAACTATTTATATACCCATTTAATTGTTAAATACTATTATGGATACACAAGTTTGGTTAAAAACTTTTGAAAGTCGATACGGCCCATTATTGGATATAAAAAGTTCTGCAGTTAAAAAAGGATTGATAGAAGGTCTTTATAAACGTAAAAATGGGTATGTGACAATTTTTAATCTATTGTTTCAACAAAAAAAAGAAAATTTTTATATCATAGAAACAGGCACAGTCCGCAACCCAAATAGTTGGAAAGATGGCAACAGTGGATTTTTGTTTGCCGAGATGGTTAAAATTTACGGTGGATTTGTGAGATCTGTGGATATAAATCAAACTGCTGTGGACATTGCCAATAACTTTATTGATCAAAAATTTTATAAATGTTATTGTTCAGATAGCGTTGCTTGGTTAAACTCTTTAAATGATTTAAACAAAATTGATTTATTTTATCTTGATAGTTATGACGTAAAATGGCGCGATGATTCGCTGAGTGCTGCTCATCATTTAAAAGAATTTCAAACAATTGAACCACACTTAAAACCAGGATGCATTGTTGCTATTGATGACAATTCTAGATTTTTAACAGATAACAAACGCACTGGCAAGGGTCGTATGATTGTTGAATATTTAGATTCCAAAGGTATCAAACCCATATACGATGCCTACCAAATAATTTATAAGTTTTAAGGAAACACATGATTGTAGATACCACACTTTTTAATAATGAATTCCACATGTTAGATCTTCGTATTGCACTTACAGAAAATTATGTAGATCGTTGGGTTATTTGCGAAGGTAATAGAACAATGAGCGGCAAGCCAAAGCCGTATCATCTCAGTGACAATATTGAAAAATACAAACACCTCGGTGAGAGACTAGTAGTTGTTAAATTAGATATTCCCGAAACATGGTCAAACTGGGACATCGAAAACGGACAACGTGCAGCGTTAATTGAAGGGTATGCTGATTGTGCCGACAACGATATTATTATGCATAGCGACCTTGATGAAAATCTAAACCCTGAATTGTTTGATGAAATTTTAAAATTAGTTAACGAAACAGGAAAGCCTGTGACATGTACATTAGATTTTTATGTTTATCGATTTGACCAAAAAGTAAACAGAAAATGGGCAGGTAATGTTGTTGCCAAAAAGAATATGTTCAACGACCCTTGCGAATTGTACAAAGGATTGTTAGCTGGGGTCGGTCATGCGCAGAAGAAAAAAGATAGATCACATTGTGTATCATTCCCTCAGATAGCAGGATGGCACTGGGGATGGATGGGGAATGATGATATTATTCGTTCTAAAGCCGAAAGCTGTATCGAAACACAAAATTGGGACGCTGAGAAGATGTTAGGACATTTCCATGAGGGCAACAATGGAGATGCTATCAATGGAAAAACAGTGACAGATTTCTGCGAGGATCCAGATTATCCTGAGGTGGTTAACACACTATTGCGTCAATATCCGTTTTGGACTGAAAATCTTAAGGCTTCTCAACAAACCAACAACGACCACTCCGACGAACTTTGATATTCTTTGATCCAAAGAATTCCCATACAGCTCGCTGTACTCCGGGGTGTCCTTTAGTATAGTCGTCTCCGCCAAAGATTGAACCTGATTTAATTTTTGGCCACCATGCGTGTAAATCTTGGATAACACATTCATATGTGTGCCCAGCATCTACATAACAAAAATCAACAGAGTTATCTTCAAACTGTTTTGCAGCATTCCAACTTAAAGTTTGAATAGTTTCTATTTTATCAAGAACAGGAGCAACGTTATCGTGAAATATCTGCTTGAGATTTTTTGTAGATCCGTGATCTTTTAATTCAACTCCGCCGTCCCATGTATCAACAGCGTAAAATTTTCCTAATTTATTTCTGTTAATTAATTCAACAACACTATATGCAACTGATCTACCTGTCCAAGATCCCAGTTCTACCCATACACCGCAAGCTGGGAATTTTTCAAGAGCAATATCAAGGAACACAGTGTTCCTTTCACTCATAAATCCGTCAAAGTTCTGATAAAAGTGTTCCATCATATTTCCATATTGCGGCTGGACTGGGTTTGATTGGTATTAAATACTCACATATTTATCCATATGAAATTTGGTCTATTCAAAAACAACGGAGCACTCAACAGTGCTGATATCTTCTACTACGTGGCCGACGGCTTGCAACAGCTGGGCCACACAGTGACCTATGACACTGTGGAAGATGTGGATGTGCCTGTGATATGGTCCATGTTGTGGCACGGTAGAATGCAAGGCAATCAAACGATTTATCAATCATACAGGAGTCGTGGCAAGAATGTGCTGGTGTTGGAAGTGGGTGGCATACAGAGAAATCACACTTGGAAAGTGGCATTGAATGGTATCAATCGTGCTGCTGATTTTGGCATGGGTGACATGGACACAGATAGACCCCACAAATTAAAATTAAAATTAAAACCTTGGCGCACAGATGGTGAACACATTTTGATTTGTGCTCAACACAACAAAAGCGAGCAATGGCGAGACATGCCCACATTGGACAAATGGGTGCATAACACTGTGCTCAAAATTAGAGAACATTCCAAAAGACCCATTGTGATCAGACCACACCCACGTTGCCCTATCAAAGATACATTTAAAATGTTTGGCAATGTCACTGTTCAAAATCCTGTTCAAATAGATGGCACTTATGATGATTTTAATTTGGATTTTTGCAACTGTTGGGCTGTGGTCAGTTGGAGCAGCAATCCCGGACCACAAGCAGTGATTGCAGGTGTGCCTGTGTTTGTGGGTCCAGACAGTTTGGCCTATGATGTGGCCAATCATGATTTGGCAAACATAGAAACACCACACATGCCCAATCGTGAAAATTGGTTGGTGCGTTATGCTCATACCGAATGGACTGTGGATGAAATAAGATCCGGAATTCCTTTTAAACGCTTGACTTTTTGATATCTTACGCTTATAATTAGCGTATGGTCAATTCTAATAATCCACCAATGATTTACACTGTAGAAGACTGTCTAGAAATTATGTCAGGCTTCAGTGATATTTTGGTTTCTCCTCCCATTGAACTATTGGAACGTGATAAAAAAATTTTGCAAAGCATTGGATCTAAAACTTTTAAAGGCATAGGACTGACCGACAAACAATTGGCTGTGATTAAAAAAATACTTTTAACCAATTATATTCAACAATTTTCTGATAGGGGAATTGATTTAGTTGCATCTTTGGAACAGTTGAGAGGACCATTGCGTGAATTGGATCGTTCCACATTTATTAAAATTAAAAAAGTGAAAGATATACCAGAATTAACTCAAGTTTACAATCAAGGTAATTTTGGTAAAGAATTAAAAGTAATTGTGTTGCGTTTTCCTTTCAATATGTCCTATGCTCGTTTGATCAATGACATTAAGAAAAAATTTAGATTTGATGACAGATATTTCAATTACGACAATCACTATCTATTTCCGTATGAAGAAAAATATGTTTATCATTTGATTTATAAATTTAAAGATAAAATCAAAGATATTGATCCTGAACTGTTGGAAGTTTATAAAAAACTTTGTGAAATAAATGAACACCCAGATCAACATATACCAGGAATCTATGATTATCAAATACGAAATGTGCCCGCTGAGTATGTAAATTTTTTACACAATAACATTGGCGTTCCCAATAAAGATAATTTGTATCTTTATCAAGACAGACGTCAAGCACTGGCTTTGGAGTTTATGGACAGTTCCGCTGTGCAGGAATCTTTGAAAAAAATAGATATCTTGAGTCAAAAAATTGCATCAAGAAATACATTTATTGTTAACATAAACAAAACCAAATGGACGCTGGATCAAGTGATTGGCTCTTTGAATCAGTTAGCAAGATTTCCTCTTTTGGTTGTGTTGAACGAAAAAGTTGCTTTGGAAAATTATCACGAAATATACAGTAGATTAAAATTGATGTTTCCATCCAGCGAGCATTCAGTGATGTTTAGACTGCCCAATCAAGGATCCAAAAATATAGAATTCAATCAACGTGTGTCTGAAGATTGTACCAATAATTCTGTTGATAAAAACACAAAAATAGTTTATATTAGTCATAGACGTGTGCCTAAGCCTTTGATCAAATCCAAATGGCAGGCTCAAGCAGTTATTAGTTTAAGGAGTGAAAGAGAACACAACCAGGTTCAAAACTTTTTGCAACAGTATGATTTAATCATACAGTATGACAATGAAGAAAGTCCTTGGAACATGTGGCATCACGAAGTGGAGATTATATAATATGAGTTCTTGTAAAATTATCATTCAAGATGAAGTCAATGTGAAGATTGATGGATTGGATGTGGAGATCAGAAGAAGAATAGCCAATAAATTAAAATGGGCTGTGCCATATGCCAGATATCTTCCACAGTACAAACTGGGCAGATGGGATGGCAAGGTGGGGTTCTTTGGTTTGGGTGGCAATGGTTATGTGAATCATTTGGATACCATTATCCAATTGTTGAATGACTATGGTATAGAAATAGCAGAGATCGTTGACAACAGAAAAAAAATAGAATTAAAATTTAATAAGATAGACAAAAACTTTTTTGCTGATAAGACATGGCCCAAAGGACACATCATGGAAGGTCAAAAAATTGAATTGAGAGATTATCAAGTGCAAGTGGTGAATAACTTTTTGGAAAACCCACAGAGCCTGCAAGAAGTGGCCACTGGAGCAGGCAAAACGATTATTACTGCTTGTTTATCTAAATTGTGTGAACCGTTTGGGCGAACCATCGTGGTGGTGCCCAACAAAGGATTGGTCACACAAACAGAAGAAGATTATATCAATTGTGGATTGGATGTGGGAGTGTATTTTGGAGATAGAAAAGAATTAAATCACACACATACCATTTGCACTTGGCAGTCTCTGAACGTGTTGGATAAGAAAACCAAAGAGGGCGATGCTGTGGTGACGCTGGCTGAATTTTTGGATGGAGTGAACACCATTATCATAGACGAAGTGCATCAAGCCAAAGCAGAAGTATTAAAAAAATTACTCACGCACAATTTAAGAAATGCTGCCATACGTTGGGGTCTCACCGGCACCATTCCCAAAGAACAATTTGAATTTCAGGCCATACTGGCCAGCATTGGTCCTGTGATCAATCAAATATCTGCCAAAGAACTGCAAGACAAGGGAGTGCTGTCACAGTGCCATGTGAATGTGGTGCAACTGGTAGACACAGTAGTGCATAGAAATTATCAAGAAGAATTAAAATATCTAATGACTCACGAACCACGCATGAAATTTTTATCCAAAATGCTGATGCGAATCAAAGAATCAGGCAACACACTCATATTAGTGGACAGATTAGCAGCAGGAGAAATGTTGCAAAAATTAATACCAGATTCCGTGTTTATTCAAGGAGAAATGAAATTGTCTGAACGCAAAGAAGAATATGATCAAATATCTAATTCAACCAATAAAGTTTTAATTGCCACTTATGGTGTGGCTTCTGTGGGTATTAATATCCCCAGAATTTTTAATCTAGTTTTAATTGAACCTGGCAAGAGCTTTGTGAGAGTGATACAGAGCATTGGTAGAGGCATAAGAAAGGCACAAGACAAAGACTTTGTACAGATTTGGGACATAACGTCCAGCTGTAAATTTGCCAAAAGGCACTTAACCCAAAGGAAAAAGTTTTACAAAGAAGCAAACTATCCTTTCACAATGGAAAAAATGGAGTGGAATTAAAATTATGAGAATATTAACAGTGGATAATAATCCTTTCTTACTGTCTAAAATGCCCGAACAGATCACAGAAGATATCAGTTTCAGTGTGCTGGATAACAGCAATCCTAAAGAACCTGATTTCTTTTTTATGCCTTTAATTTTTATTGAAAGTTTTTCAAGTCCAGCAATAGTGTTAGAAATTGGCGGGCATGAGATCAGCATGCCTTTAGATTGGAGCATGGCTGTGGGAGATCAAGAAAGCGGCAGCAATTTAGAAATTGTATCATTGACCAGTTTGAGCGACAGGGGTTTTGAAGCATTTGTGTTCAATCCATTGATAGGATTCAAAGGAGAATTTGCTCCCATCAAAGTGATTAATTTTTACAATGATGTCAAATGGTACTTTCCCAAAGTTAAAAACAATCAATTGATCACAACTCCGTTGACTGATGGATTCAAACCCAAGTGTGCATTTTTTATAAAAGATGTTTCTAGACAGTGCGAAACTATTGAACATACTTTGTTATACTGATGCCTAAAATTAAAAAGAAAAAAACAAAAGAAACAGAAAAAGAAGACATAATAGATTTGTCTTTGGATTCGGAAGAAGACGAAGAAGATCTATCATGGATGATAGAAGATAACGATGGAAAAGAGATTTAGATACAAACCAGGAATAGCTTATTCGCACGAATCTCCCGATGGAGGTCATACAGTGTATGCTAGGGAAATAGGAACCAAAAATAAAAAAAGAGAATTGGTTTATAGAGATGAGGAGTCTTTGATTGAAGAAGAAAGTCAAATCAGAAGTCAATATGTCACACCCGAAGCAATTAGACTGTGTAATCAAAATAAAGGATTGCAAAAAGCATGGGAAAAGTATATAGTATTATTAAAATTATCCGGATTCGATGACTAACAAACTACCATTAAAAGATATACTGGCAGCCATAGACATGAATGCTAAAAATGTCTGGGATGAACTGTCTGACGATGAACAAAAACAAGTGAGTTTCTTTTTATTGAACAGATATGCCAGTGCAGTGAAAGGCAACAACACTCAAAAAGAATTGGCTATATTCAAAACCAACGAGTATTACAATAAAAACTTTTTCACAATACAAAAACACAAAAAGTTATTATGGTTTTTACTTTGCATGACTGCCAATGAAAAGAAAGAGATCAGATATCACGAATGGATAGGATACAAGCTCAAAGATGCAGGTGCTCAAAACAAAGCAATAAAGTTTTTAAAAGAATTATATCCCAACATGAAGGAAGACGAAATAGAATTACTTGCCAAAATTAACAGCAAAGAAGAACTGAAAGAATTGGCTGAATCATATGGCATGGACAAAGCAGAAATTAAAAAAACACTATGATTGAACGACCTTATACATGTCAATACTGTGATACCAGTTATACCAAAGAAAAAACATTGGCAGTGCATCTGTGTGAACAGAAAAGAAGACATTTGCAAAAAGATGAACGCAGAGTTCAATTGGGTTACATGACATTTGTGAGATTCTATCAAATATCCCAAAAATTGGATGGCACAAAAACATATGAAGAATTTTGTAAATCTCCTTACTACAACGCATTTGTTAAGTTTGGATCATTTGTGTCCAACGTAAAACCGTTGTATCCAGAAAATTATATTGATTACGTGATCAAGAGTGGAGTCAAATTGGATCATTGGTGCAGAGAAGAACTGTATGAAAAATATGTGTTGGAATTAATATTGAAAGAATCTATGGAACCTGCTGTGGAAAGATCCATAAAAAATATGATGGATTGGGCTGACAATCACAGTGCTGATTGGAAGGATTATTTTAGATATGTGAGTTTGCCCAGAGCAGTGTATGACATCAAGGATGGTAAAATTTCTCCTTGGTTGATATTAAACAGTAACTCAGGCAAAGAAATGATGAGCAAATTTAGTAACGAACAATTAACCATGTTGTATCATGTGATAAATCCTGAGCATTGGTCACTTAAATTCAAAAGACATCCAGCAGATGTGGAAATGATCAAAGAAATAATCAAGGAAGCCAAACTTTAAATGAAATCAAAAAAAGTTGATTATAAATCAAAAAGATTTTGTTACACGTGTAAAAAAATCACTCCGCATGGAAAAGATGCCAGTTGTGCCATTACCTACTACGGAAATAAACCAAGTATTCCTTGGCAATGTACCATTTGTTATCCTACTTCTCTTGACAAATTAGAACCTACGAAGTTATAATAAATTATGCCCGATATTGATATAGATTTTGCTGATAGAACTGTAGTGTTGGAGAAATTCAAACACAGAGTTGCTAAATTGGAAACTGGTAAGAAACACAACACTGGAATTTATTTCACGGAGATACCTTATAATCCTGTGGACAATCTAGCCACATTAAACTATGATGAAGCTGAAAACAGAGGATATTTTAAGATAGATTTTTTAAATGTAAGCATTTACAAAAATATAAAAAGCGAACAGCATTTAAAAAATTTGATGACCAAAGAACCCATGTGGGAATTATTACAAGAAAAGGATTTTGTGGATCAATTGTTTCATGTGAATGGACATGTGGAAATTTTACAAAAATTAAAACCTAAAAATATAGAACAACTGGCAGCAGTGTTGGCCATCATAAGACCAGCCAAAAGACATTTATTAAATAACAGTTGGAAAGAAATCATGGAACAAGTGTGGGTTAGACCCACTGATGATTCTTACTATTTTAAAAAATCTCATGCCACGTCATATGCTGTGGCTGTGGTGGTTCATATGAATTTGATTTGTGAGGAATTAAATCAAAATGCGTAAACTAGTAGATGGAACCGAAGCAGTTGAATTAGAACAATCAATAGTTTTAGAAATTAAAACCAAATGCCCCAGCAAATATTTGTTGTTGGATTTGGAAACCAACGAAACCTATAGAGGATCCAATAATAGTAGATCAGGAGAACATTGGTCCAAAGTGGAAGATTCATTTATAAATCAATACAGAAACTTAGATCCCACACCTGCTGCAACGGCAGTTAATGTTCGAGAAATTTTAGATGCTGTGGATGAATTGTTAAAACTTTAATTTTTGGGTCTTCTTACCAACTGAACTGATTTGCGTTTGGTTCTTTTCACTGCTAGATTATAAAGATTTACT